AGTTGGCATTGTCTCTATATACGCGGCGGCAAACCTAACTCTTACGGGAACTCCAGCGTCAGCCCTGCTTGGGTCGGTCTCGCTTGTTACAAATAACATCCTAGCGCAAACAGGGGTTGAGGCGTCGGCTGAACTGGGTGCTGTTACGGTTGTTACAGACCAAATCCTTGCGCAAACAGGGGTTGTTGGTACGGGTGCAGTTGGCGCTGTCTCTATATACGCGGCGGCAAACCTAACTCTTACGGGAACTCCAGCGTCAGCCCTGCTTGGGTCGGTCTCGCCTGTTACAGATCAAATTCTTGCGCAAACAGGGGTTGTCGGTACATCCGCCCTAGACACAGTCGTTGCAGAGGCTAAAGCTGAAGTGTACGCCGTAGCCGTAGTGGGTACGTCAGTGGCAGGTGTCGTATCACTAATAACTAACAACATCATCTCTGTTACTGGGATTGGGGGTACTACAGCACTAGGCACCTCAGTTATACGTGCGGCGGCGGAAATATACCCGACCAACGTGCTGGGAACAACGGCGCTGGGAACAGTCGCTACTATTAGCAAGGCAAACGTCTACCTAACGGGGGTTTCCGCCGAAGGCTATATTGGTTACACTAACGTCTGGGGATTGGTGAACACGTCGCAGACGCCAAACTGGACCGCCATACCAACATAAGGCAACTAAATGAGCAGCACTTATTCACCCAATTTACGTATTGAGCTAATCGGCACGGGCGACCAGTCCGGGAGCTGGGGTACGACCACAAACACCAATCTCGGCACACTGATTGAAGATGGTATTTCTGGGTATGTTGCGGTATCAGTAGTAGCCGCCAACCAAGCCCTCACAGCAAACAACGGCGCCGCCGACCAAGCACGAAACGCAGTTTTAGCGTTGACAACCACTACCGGGGCAAACTTCGCGGTCTACGCTCCTCCGACTGAGAAGACGTACACTGTCTATAACGCTAGCGCCTATACCGCAACGATTTACAACTCTACAGTACTTGGCAACACCACTGCTGCGGGTGCCGGGGTCGCAATCCCAACAGGTAAAACAGTAACGGTTTGGACTAATGGGACCGCCTTCGTTTTCCAAAACAACCATCTTTCCTCGTTAACGCTGGCAACAGATTTAGCTATAGCTGATGGTGGTACAGGAGCATCTTCCGCTAGCAACGCACGCACGAACCTCGGGCTTACTATTGGCGCGGATGTTCCCTCTCCTACGGGTACCGGGGCTTCAGGTACATGGGCAATCAATGTTACAGGCAACGCCGCTACGGCTACAAGTGCTACAAGTGCGACAAACGCAACGAATCTAGTCACATCTGCATTTTCCGTTGTAGAGTCTGGGGGCAAGTTATACTTTAAGTATGGGGCAACAAATATCGCGTCCCTTGATTCAAGTGGCAACTTTACCTCACTAGCTAACGTAACCGCCTACGGCACACCATAAGGAACTAACATGGCGTTACCAGCATCAGGGGCTATATCCCTTAGCCAAGTAAGCGTAGAGCTAGGGGCGGGGTCTACATCTACGAGAAGTTTGAACGACTCCACCACACGCACATTGTTTGGGGTCGCTAGTGGTCAAATTTCTTTATCGCAGGGTTACGGAAAATCCAACGCATTTGGGTTTGCGGTTGCAAGCAATACCAATAACGCCAACCTGCGAACACTTGCTGTAAACGCGGGCTGGAACGGTACAGCTGCGCTTACTTGTACACTAAACTCAGGTATATATTTCAGTAGCACTGCGGTAGGTACGCCAGCCTTAACAATTAACGGCTCATTCCCCGGCGGTGTAACGTTTATAAACAACGGTACTGTGGTGGGGGATGGTGGTAATGGCGGTGCTGGCAGGTACATATTTGGCGGAGGCGGTTCTTCTGGTGCCGCGGGCGGGTCGGCTTTACTGGTGTCTGTGGCTGCCTATATACGCAATAACGGCACTCTAGCGGGCGGAGGCGGAGGCGGCGGAGGCGGAGCTCAATACGACGGCGTTAACCAGAAAGATCGACCTAGGTACGCCGGAGGCGGAGGCGGAGGCGGGCGCTCTAGTTTGACAAATAGTTCGGGCGGCGCCGCAGGAGGCGGAGGCGGCGGTTCACAGCAACCTTCAGCCGCCGCAGGAGGTTCGGGTACTATTTCTAGCGTAGGCGGCGGCGGGCGCGGAGGATATAACATATATGGCAACTCCAGTGGCCCTGAAGGAGGCAGAGGCGGCGCTGGTGGTGGCTGGGGCTCTGGCGGGGCAACTGGAGGCGCGGCCTTGCCGTCGAACTATACAGGGAGTCCCGGTTTGTCTGGTGGTGCCGCTGGCGCGGCTGTTTCAGGAAATTCAAACATAACGTGGCTTGCCACAGGAACAAGGTTAGGGCCTATAACATGAAAATCTCGTACACATACACAATAGAATCTGTTGACACGGCTGCGCGATGCATGGTCGTTATCTACGAGGCGCAGGGTCACGCCACTCAACACATCGGGGCACGCATACCTTTTGAGGGCGAGTCGCTAGAAGATGTCGTTGCAATGTACTCTCCAGAGGCATATTGGGCAGAACAGCAGGCTCAGGTTGTCGCTCCGACCGTTGGTGCGACTGGTACGATTACCCCAGTTGTTACGGAGGAAGCGGTTGGGGACGCGAGCGCAGAAGGCCCCTTGTTCACTTTAGTGGCTGAAGATGTATGAGCCCAGTACTAAAATTTATACGACACAACATTTTTGGTTGGGATTTTTTCTCTAAGGAATTGCCTGCGGGTTATAAATACAGTATTGAGGTGCCAGTTGACACAAACTATGCCGCCGCAAAAATGATTACGTACTGGGTGGCTGGCAGCATAAAGAGTGCTAGCGGCGTCCGCGACAGGACTGCTGGAGAAATTACAGACCCTAGCAGACTCGTTCCAGCGGGTAAATACAAATTTATTGTAGAGGAAGACACAAAATGGTTTTGCACCACTGCAAGGGCTAACGACAATATGTTGCCGGAGGTAAGTACAACTGTTATTGAAGCTGGCGATACCGCAACGTTTGGCGTTGGCACTTTGCTTTTTTTGGCAGAGGGCGAGTTTAAGGTCAATAACCAAGACGCTGTTAAAGGCCCAAAAACATATAAAATAGTGTCTGAGGGCGCTCAAATTACTACGGTAACAAAAACTTACGGGCTTGTATTTATTAAGGAGAAGTAATGTTTAGACACAAAGCATGGATGGCTAACGTAGCCTACTACGTTGGTATGGCGGCGTTTGCTGCGGCTGTGTTATTAGAACCATCGATGCTGGCTTACTCTTTTATCCTGTATTTAATGGCAGGTGTCACACTAAGTGTTGGATACCATAGGTTGTTCTGTCATGGTGCTTTTGAAACATCACGTTTCTGGCACTATGCCTTTTCAACCTTTGGCATCCTGTTTATGTATAGCAGCCCCCTACAGTGGGTTGTTACACATGCGACGCACCATGTTTACACAGATACAGATAAAGACCCCCATGAAGGGGCGATGAAGCTGGCATCTCTTTTTAGAAAGGGGTACAGGAACGTGCCGCTCAAGACTATTTTGTCTAGGCGTTTACTGCGCGACCCTATGCACCTATTTGTTGATAAGTACTACGCACTGCTTTGGTTGCTTATGGCAGCAACAATCTACTTGTTGTCACCCACAGTGTTCTTGTACTGTTACCTTCCGGCTGTAGGAACCGCACACCTTGTTGCCGCGTTTCACCAGACTTTTAGTCATATTGGGAACAAACCCAACGACCTCTGGTTCCTAGAGTACATCTTCCCGTCTTCGGGTGAGTGGCTGCACGGTTACCACCACAAGCATTGGAGGTCTTGGAAATTCTCAACCCGTTGGTATCACTTTGATATGGGGTCGTGGGTTATTAGGGCCATTCGCACATGAAACCAGACGACATTGCATTTGAAAAATTTGTTAAAGCGCATAACGTGCCGGACGACATCGAGTTTGTAAAGAAAATCTGGCTGGCTGCCACATTAGCAGAGCGCAGGGGCTGTGTGCGTTTGTGTTTTGCTACTTGGGACGCTATGGCACAGGGCTGTGGTAAGCTTATAAAAAGAAGGGTGTCCGACCATAACAGGAATACCTACGAATGATATTAGCGCAGACCCCAGCGGTAAACCCAGACGACTATTGCTACGACACCGGATTAACGTTTGGAGCCGCTGCCGGGAAAACACTTCTGGCTAAAATACTAACGTCACAAGCTGACTTCTTGCCCGGCGTAATAGCCAACAAGCAGGAATACAAAGAGACGGCTAAGCACAATACGTTTTCTCAGACCAAAGAGATAGCGCGCCGGAAGATTCAGGACAAGAAGCTCAACAAAGATTTAGTACATATCGCGTCCGACCAATGGGAGATACCGGCCAATTTACGTGCGGGCCTTCACAGGGATCTACCAGAGTGGCTCTTGAATTTAGATGCGGATACAACACGAACGCTTATCCAAGTATCACAAGGTGGTGATTACTTTTCAATACACTCCGACAGCAAGCGTTACTCTTCAATGTTTATGCTCCTTCAAGGGCAAGAGCAGGAGACGAGGTGGTATAGGAATACAGAGCCGTTTGAGGTACTAAACCCGGCCAGACTTCCTGACCATGGCAAAATCGAACACGTAGTCACTGCTGTAATACAGCCGTATAAATGGTACGTGTTTAATCATGCGGCTTGGCACGGTGTGTCTAGTTTTGTGGACGGTGGTGTGCGAGTTCACGTAAGTTTAGATTTTAAACACCTCAGTGCGGCGGATTTAGTTAAAATAGTTAAATCCCACGCCCCTCACCGGACTCCCGTCGAATGTTAGCTGAACTCGCCGTAGCAAACGCCGCTTTTGCGGTTATTAAAGAAACGGTTGCCAATGGTGGAGACATTATGGCGGCGGGTAAACACCTGTTTAGCTTCTTTGATAATAAAGCGGCGATAGCTAAGAAAGCCAACGCAAGCGGCTCGGATTCAGAAGCGTTTTTTGCACTAGAGGCTATCAAACGAAACGAACAAGAGCTGCAAGAAATAATGATCTACTGCGGGCGGGCTGGGTTGTGGGACGATTGGTTGCAGTTCCAAGCTGATGCAAAGCGTAAACGAGATGCAGCGGTCAAGGCTGAAGTACTAGCTAGATACAAGCGCAAAGAACAGATTTGGGCGTGGATAAACGGCGTCCTAATCGTAACTTCTGTTTTAACGGGGGTTATTGTTATCGCTATATTGGTGTGGGCTATATATACAAGGGGCGGAAATGGATGAACTTATTTCAATGGTTAAGGGCTTCGCGCCCGGTATTGCTACTGTACTTGGTGGTCCTCTGGCTGGCATGGCAGTTAGTGCGCTTTCTAAACAGCTTGGCGTCAAAGACGAAGTAGATGCTGTAATGCAGGCAATTAACAAAGACCCCGAAGCTGAAGCCAAAATTAAACAGCTTGAGCACGACAAATTCAAAGCGATTCTTGCCGATAAAAACAGTGCCCGCGAGCGCGAGATGGCTATCGCTTCAAGTGCGAATGCGCCTCTACTTAACAAAATTGTCACGCCAGCGTTGGCGCTAGGCGTTGTTAGCCTGTCGTTCCTGCTGTTCGCGGTGCTAATCTTTGTGGAGGTAAAGCCCGAGGCTAAAGACATCCTGATCTACATTCTCGGCGTCTTGTCTGCTGCGGTGACACAAATCCTGTCGTATTACTTTGGGTCAAGCGTGGGTAGTAAAGATAAGGGCGATCAGTTAAGGTCCATTGTGAAATAGTTTAGGAGTACGTTATGTCTTTCTGGATACCTGTTGCGTTTATTTGTTTCGCTAATGGTGCCTGCGGGTTTGCCAACGGCACCCTAACGGCAACCGCCACCCAATGTGAACAAAAAAATTACGTGCTCAGACATAAACTAGCCACAGACCTAAGCGTTGACGCTTTTGAGCTTACATGCGTACAGATACCCAAAGAAGAGTTTATATGAAACTAACAGCTAACTTCTCCCTTGCGGAGATGACCAAAAGCGAAACCGCCCTACGCCATGACATCGATAATACCCCCGATGCCGACCAGCTAGAGAACCTGACTATTCTGTGCGAGTGCGTGCTGCAGCCTGTGCGGGAGCGGTTTGGTATGCCCGTTAAAGTCAATTCAGGCTTCCGCAGTGCCGAGGTAAACACTAAAGTAGGCGGCTCCAAGACTTCGGATCATTGCCGTGGTATGGCTGCAGATATAGAGATTCCCGGTGTGGCCAACGCTGAGCTTGCCCAGTGGATCGTGGATAACCTAATCTTCCGTCAAGTTATTTTGGAGTTCTATACCCCCGGCGTCCCCGATTCAGGCTGGGTGCATGTCAGCTACACCCTCGCGGACAACAAGAAGCAGGTGCTTACAGCTACTAAAAAAGACGGTAAAACTGTATACTTACCCGGACTCGTTGCTTAAGAGACCTATATGCCACTACAAGCGCTTAAATTTCGCCCCGGGGTCAGCCGAGACAATACTACCCTAGCCAATGAGGGCGGCTGGTATGAGTGCGACAAAGTGCGCTTCCGTTCTGGGTCCCCCGAGAAAATTGGCGGTTGGGTGGCTGATACTGGGGTAAATACTGACCCTCTACCTCCGCCGAGTGGGGCGTTCTGGGGCGTCTGCCGTTCTATGTGGAACTGGGTTTCTCTAAAAGGACGTAACTACGTATCGCTGGGCACAAACCTAAAGCTCTATATACAAGACTCCTCAGATAGCGACGTTGTGGATATTACCCCCCTGCGTGCCACATCTACTATTGGGTCAAACGCGTTTACCACTACGGACACCTCAACTACAGTTGTAGTAAACGACACCGCGCACGGCGCACAGACCGGCGACTTTATTGTGATCTCCGGCGTGAGTGGGGCGGCCAATGGAATTCCTGCTGCGGACCTAAATACCGAGTTTCGCGTCGAGTACATAGACCCAAACACGTTCTCCATTGAAGTGGCTACCCCCGCTACGTCTAGCGGAACTACTGGGGCGTGCAGTATTGAGTACCAAATAAATACAGGCTCCGCTATTTTTACAACCGCCACTGGATGGGGTGCGGGCGGTTGGAGCGGGGTAACTACCGGATTTGCTAATACTGGGTGGGGGCAATCCGCAGCTACTGGGGTGAAAGTTGATTTACGTCTATGGAGCCAAATTAACTACGGAGAGTACCTCCTCGCCAATAATCGGGGCGGCCCTCTTTATCTGTGGGTTCCCGCCGTGTCCACGAGCGCCGTGTTTCGGGCGCAAGAATTATCAAGCAGTAATGCAAATACGCAAGACAGCATAGCCTACTGGACCACGGATTCTAGCTGCCCAAGCGCGTGCAACATTGTTCACGTATCAGACTCTTCCCGCTTTGTTATTGCCTTTGGCTGTAACGATTATGGTGAGACGGAAATTAACCCCCTGCTGGTGCGTTGGTCAGACCAAGAAGACTACTCTACGTGGGCTCCAGCCATCACTAACCAAGCGGGTAGTTTTACGCTGTCTTCTGGCTCCGAGATTGTGGCTATTAAGCCTCAGCGTCAAGAAATACTGGTGTTTACAGATGCAGCGCTGTATTCCATGCAGTACCTTGGCCCCCCATATGTGTGGGGTTTCCAGCAGATGGGTACGAACATCTCCATCGTGAGTCAAAACGCTGTGGCTACGGCTGCTAACGTTACCTACTGGATGGGCGCAGATAAATTTTATGCGTACGATGGCCGTGTACAAACACTCCCCTGCTCCCTGCGCCAGCACGTATTTGCCAATATTAACATCGACCAAATTGAGCAGACTATTGCCGGTACAAACGAGGGCTTCAGTGAAGTCTGGTGGTTCTATTGCTCAGGTACATCTACTACGGTTAACTCCTACGTGGTTTATAACTACACGGAAAACATCTGGTATTACGGCACGCTGACACGGACTGCATGGCTAGACTCGCCGCTTCGCTACTACCCAATAGCTGCGGGGTATAGCGGCCAACTGTTCTACCATGAGAACGGCGTTGACGACGGCTCTACAAACCCACCTAGTGCTATTGAGTCCTTTATCCAATCTGCGGACTTTGATATTGGCGAGGGGCACAACTACGGGTTTATCTGGCGTATGATTCCCGACGTGAGCTTTACAGGGTCAACAGGCGCAGCCCCACAGGTTACGTTGACTACTCGCCCGCGTCAGAACCCCGGCGCACCCTATGGCGCGGCTGCTACTCCAACGGTTAGCAGTGCTAATAACTACACCAACACACGTGATCACGTTGTGCAGGAATTTACTGAGGTTGTGTATACCCGCATTAGGGGTCGCCAGATGGCGTTTAAGATCAGCTCCTCAGAGGTAGGAACGGCTTGGCAGTTGGGCGCTACTCGAATCGACATGCGTTCCGATGGGCGTCGCTAATGGCTAACATTCTTACTTCAGGTCAGACTCTTGCGCGGACGGTTGCGCCTCGGTTACCTACGGCACCGGGTGCCTATGATCGTCAGTTTATGGAGCAGCTCAATAACGTTCTACGTCTGTACTTTAACCAGCTAGATAACATTCTGGGGCAGATGAGCGCAGACTCGACGGTTATCCCCCCAACAACGGTATTTACGGTCGCAACGCTACCTAGTGCGGCTACTTCTGGCGCTGGGTCTAGGTCTTTTGTGTCCGACGCAGCGAGTCCTACGTTTGGCGCTACCGTTGCGGGTAGTGGGGCTGTGACCGTCCCTGTGTACTCTGATGGGACTAACTGGAAAGTTGGATAACCCCCGCTTCCCATTTGTACTTTGACCTATTAAAATATAGCTATGAACAACCTACACCCAATTGCGCAGTCTGTCCAGTCACAAGGTCGCGGCGAAGATACCCAACTGGTGCACATGACCCCCGGCGAAGTGCAAGGCTTGCAGGCACTAGCTAAGGCGCATGGCGGCTCCCTAACAATTAACCCCGAGACGGGTCTGGTCGAAGCAGGCTTCCTAAAGTCCATTCTCCCCACGGTTGCTGGTGTTGGGCTGTCTATGATGGGCGTTCCGCCCCCGCTAGCTGCGGGTATTGTGGGCCTTGGTACTACTGCGCTGAACGGTGGTGATCTGGGTAAAGGTTTAATGGCGGGTATCGGCGCGTATGGTGGAGCAGGTCT